GTTTTTTAGTGGCATTATTCTTGTGTATATGGTAATGTTCGGACACGGTGCTCCTACGCGCGTCAACCCTAACTTGTTTTAAATGATGGTGGTAACGCATCCATATTTCTCACATAATACACCTTATTTGATAACGATTGTTCATACTTTAAACTCGTTATCATTTCAATTTTCGCGACCTTGCATATGTGCCGTATTACCTGAATAAAATGAGCGTATGATGCTGGACCTGTCATCGGCCGTTGCGCGTAAAATGCGTATTTGGGTCGGTAGTAGTCCGTTGCCATGGATTCCATGAATGGGCGAATTGCATCAAGGAATATACCACGCTTAAATGCACCAATATCAATCATAATGTAATTATTTTTACATCCAGAATTGTCTACCGCAATTAGAGATACTGTCGGCGGTGGCGGCGGACAAATTGATTCAAGAAATGTGTATAAAAATGACAATGGAAGTGGTATTTTGAATATTCCACCACCCATTGTTTCGGTAGTTAATTATGTAACTGTTATAAATTTTATAAATTTTAAAAAATTAAAATTATATACACATAATTTTTAAATTTTTATACTTTAACAATTAATAAATAATATGTATCTTATTAAATTACCAAATTACTATAATGCCTAACTCTAACACTCAAACTCAAGCTAAACCTAAAGGCCCATCACCACCAGCTGGCAGCAGCAAGCCGACAACTCCGACGAAAAGAGTTCCATTTGCGATTTCCAAAGGCGGTCGCAGAAGCCGCAGCCAACGCCGTAACAGGAGCAAACGCACGCGTAGGCATTAAACAATAAACAATTAAAATTAAAAATACAATTGTATTTAGAATAATAATAACGATAACGATAATAACATAGGTAGGTAGGTATTTTTTTATAGATTATAATATATAAAAAAACACGCAATGTCAAGTTTATCTTTTATTGGAAACAACACATCGTATATAAGTATTCCAAACGATGTAAAACTCAATTTTGAAACACAAAATTTTACAGTGGAATGGTATCAGTATCAGACAGATGTTAATTCATTCCCCCGAATTTTTCAAAAGGGAACGTATACTTCAGCTACTGTATCGATTGGTGTATCAATTGAAGGTGGGAGATTTTATTATTGGAGTAATAATACACCCATTCTTGTTACTACACTTGCTACATCGGCATATAAAAATAAGTGGGTCCATTTTGCAATTTGTAGATATTCCGGAACAACCACCGTATACATGAACGGAAATTCTATTTTTAGCATCTCAGACACATATAACTACACGAATACTGCAAATTTAGTAATTTCGAATGAAAGCACGTTAAGCACGGCTGCGGCATTTGGTGGATACATGTATTACTTTCATTACGTAAAGGGGTTCGCTAAGTATACTTCTAATTTTAGTGTATCATACGAAATACCCGCACTTTTATCCGAATCTGTGTTATTACTAACAGCAACTGGTGCAACGGGAACACTGGGTAATACTATTACTACAACTGCTGGGATATTTTCAAGTATTCCTTTACCACCACCACCACCACCACCACAAACACCCGTGATTATACCAAAACGCATGAATTCGCTTTTTACGGATAATTCTCGTGTATATTATAAGTCAAATAGTTTACCGTCGTCTGGAACCGGAAGTGTGAGAAATCATAGAATAAAGGCACGTAGAACATAATATATAATACATTAAATAATTTAAGTAACGTAATAAATTACAAAATAAAAATTAATAAAAATTATCGGTGGTTCTACCTACACACATGGAGTATAATAGACGGCTCTGAAAATAGAATACACCATATGAGAGGAGCATGCCAATTCCGGCAATATAGAATTTAGTATCACCGGTGTTTTTAAAGGCGTGATATAACATGCCGACAAATGTGAAAACCATGAGCACGAAAAATATAATCGTGATATAATAAAAATACAAACAATAACGTTTGTCTAAAGGTCCGAGAATGCTATCCATTGAATTCGAATTCATTGAAGCGGTGTATTAAATGTAGAGTTTATAGTTTAATACAATAAAAAATAAAAATAAAAAAAGGGTTTACCTTCTTTTATTTTTTTTTATTTTTTCTATTTTTGTATTTTGGTTTGGTTTTCATTTTGTATTTTGGTTTGGTTTTCATTTTGTATTTTGGTTTGTTTTTTGTGTTGTATTTTGGTTTGTTTCCTTAAGGTTTTCACTGAATTAGAATTGCAAAGCTGAACTCACCGTCGAATCGGTGTTTAGGATTCACGGAGCTTATGTGGTAAATGTCGGCCAAGCATTCGCCGGCATACACACGCAATTCCTTTATCTCGTTCATTTGTTGACCGAGTGACTCATAGTATGTATTGAATTGGGCGGGAGTGTCTGCATTGTATTGCGAGAGCTGACTCGTTGATGTAAATGTATCACGGATACGATATAATATATCAGTCGCCGCATTTTGAATAGCCACAAGCAAGTCAAGGATTTGACGACTGATTTCTGAATCCTGGTGGAGTCGAAATACGCGTTTGCGAAAGAGTTCCTCGGTGATGTCCTTGCACATGAATGCGACGTGGAGTTTATCCATGCGCGTTCTGACTTCTGCGGCTTCCCGGAAATTCGGAATATCATGAAACCGAAGATGTATGACGGACTGCATGGTATCCATGAGTAAACTCTCGTATATTTTCATGGACTCAACTGCGGAGGCAATTGTTGCAACGCTGCGTAGTTTGGAATACGCGAATGAGAACAATGAATGAATTTCAGTAGTAAACCGTCTGTCGATTTCGCGACCACATTGAATGTCGGCCGGGTCACGCGCCATTCCACCGGCACCGGCACCACCGCCTTTGCGCATCCATTCCAAGTAGTGTGGATTGTGTCCACGCTCTTCGATACGTCCAGTTTTCCAAGACCACAAATTCTTGCATGAAGTGCAGAACATTTGGTCACATCCTTCCGTCTTGTGGATGTAGACTCCACATCCTGGACCAGGACAAGGTTTCGTGTCGGCTTTCATCAGCTTGATGGTTTCGACCGTGTCCGGATTGCAAACATGCGCATCAGTTTCGTCCTTTGTGGTTCCCTTGATTTCGTGGCAGTGTGTGCATGAGAATTTGTCACAGACGCCACACTTCCAAGCGGATGAGACGAAACCACGACATTCTGGGTCGCAGCATTTGTGCTGAAATGCGGAGACAGTGGCCGCATCGTTTGGAGAACCATACAAACCATCTCCCCTGCTGTGTCTGAGGAATCGGATATCGTCCGCAAGAATCCGTTTTCGAATTGTCAATTCCCTTATCTGCAATTCGACTTCTTCATATTCCTTCGACTTCTGGCGAGCAAGCTTTTCGCGCTCAACACGGGGTTGAGCCATTGGAAGAAGTGCCAGCTGCTGCTGGTAAAGAATCTTGACCCTGTGTTCACGCATTTCGCCCCTTATAAATGTGTCAGTAAAATGTTGTTTGAGAAATCGAGTCGTCATTTCCGTGTTGCACTTCATGCATTTGGCTTGACTCACACCATCACTGGTGAGAAAGATCTTGTAGCAGTTGTGGCAAGCGGCGTAGTCGCAAGAGGGACAGACAATCGGTTTGCGCAACATTTTTGTGAACACTTCACAGCATGTAGGACATTCAGTTGATGTTGTTCCACTTGCAACCTGTGCTTGAACCAGCGATAAAAGTTGGCCATCGGTAAGTTTGGATTTTTGTTGGATATTCGCCATTCGAGAATTTGTTATTGCCTTGGTAACCTACATATCCGAATAAGCTTTCGAAATTCACATCAATTTTTTTATGTATATATGCTTACGCTTGCGATAACGATAACAGTAAACTTCTACATTATTCCTTAATGAGGCGCTATAGCGATTGCAGGCACTGGCACTTTTCGCTTGACAATCATAGTCTTCTTCACTTTTCCCGCGCTACCGGTAGACGCCGACGCGCTTGTAGAAGCGGCGCTCATAATAGCATCATTTTCCCGCCTTTTTCGCTCCATAATCACGCTATATGCCGATTCCAATGCATCCAAGTCGCGAATCCATAGTGCAGACGCAGTGGTTTCCATGAGCTCGGCGTATTCGCGCTGCTTTGAGTCTCGGTCGTTCATTAGCGCAGTAACTTTCTCTTCCGTAACTCCATCCTGAGGCATTTTCAGAAGATAGTCGTATCCGCCGTCTCGCACCGCGTATCCCCGCGACGCAAGCATTGCATTGATTGTTTCGCGCTTCTGACGACGCAAATCCAGCGTGTCGTCCAGCTGCTCCTGGATGTATTTGGCCCGATTGGACAGCACTTCCAACTCGCTCAAAAGCTTAGCGAGCATTGCGTTCCGTCTCCGTTCATAAATCTCACGGCGAACCGGGAAGAATGCGCGCGCAATGTCGTAAACAGTATCATATCGACGTAATTTCTCGTTTTCGTCAAACAAGTTCATGTTGGATGTCGACTGGGTAGTATAGAGTTTCAGCGTTTTTTCCAGCCCGTTACATTCCGTTACACTTGTCGCGCTTTGGCAGCGGTCGCGTTCCGCAATGGGTTGCGTCATTGTAATCATGAAATCAACGGTCGAATCTGTGCTCATGTCGCAATACTCTTTCACGAGTGGCGGCGTATGCACCGCAGTTGGACCCGTTCCGCTGGTAGTGGGTTCCATTAACTCTTCCAAATGCGTCTTGAAATCTTCCGTCCAAAACCCGATTGGAAGTTCGGTCACGCGAACTCGATGGTCGTCGATTGCGACATAAGAACCCTTGATTGCGTATTTCGCGGGACCAGACTCAGGTGCCAATTTTGCAATCGTTCCTTTGAATCCCTGATAGAACGGTTCAATTGCGATTCCGCTTGCGCTTGTGCCCACCGCAGTGGTGTCCGCATTACTACCAGTTCCATCCGAGTCCGAAATAAGAGCGCGCATATACGCAATAATCTGCAGGGGGTTGTGGCACATAATGTCCGTGCTGAACCCCGTTCCAATTCCTTTGGTTCCGTTCACAAGCACGAGCGGAATGGTCGGCGCGTAAAACACGGGCTCCACGAGTTCGCCGTCATCATTCAGATACTTCATTATACCGTCATCCTCAGGACGAAACAATATGCGCGTGAGTGGGTTCAAAATCGTGAAGATATATCTTTCACTCGCTGAATCTTTTCCTCCTTGAAGACGGGTCCCAAACTGACCATTGGGTTCGACCAACTTGATGTTGTTGCTGCCAACAAAGTTCTGCGCCATGCCAACAATGGTGGCATTCAGACTGGCCTCGCCGTGGTGATACCCAGAATGCTCCGATACGTAGCCGCTGAACTGGGCAACCTTGATTTCTGTTTTCGTGAGCCCTTTCTTGAACGCGGCATACAGGATTTTTCGCTGGCCCAGTTTTTGCCCGTCCATCAGATTCGGAATGGACCGTTCATTATCATACACCGAAAAGTGTATCATTTCCTGGTTTATAAACTCGGAATACGACACTTCTGGTTTGCGCGTATCCAGGAACGCGTCCCTGGAATATGATGCGAGCCACGTTTTGCGGTCATCGGGGCGCTTCTTGTTGAACGCCATATCCACGGAATCGTCGCACGTTTCACCGCCGTGAACGAACGACACCGTTTTCTTGCGCTCAAAATACTCCTTGAATTCTTTGCTTGTGCTTGTTCCAAGACCCTTGTAATATTTGATGGTCCACGCTTTGAGCGCTGCATCTTGTGATTCCGCATCTGCGCCCAGGGTGCGCTTCCATTCCTCGTATTCGCCGTCGTTGTAGAACAGCATGGGTTCACCCCTTCCCGCCCGAGTGGCTTTCAGAATCGGCGTGTTCATGAAGCCGATAAACCCTGGAATATGTGCAAGTGACGGCCATTCGGACTGAAACAAGTTGATACCGAGACCCTTGATGTGCGACCCGTCCAAATCCTGGTCGGTCATGAAGAGGATTTTGCCGTAGCGCAGTTTTGTGCGCACCAATTCAGGTGTATATTCTCGCCCCGTTTCCAATCCCATGATTTGCTTGATTTCCGCGATTTCGTGATTCTCGGAAATGCGCTTTGTGGCTTCGCCGCGCACGTTGAATATTTTACCCTTCATTGGGTAAACGCCTATGTAATTGCGGTCTTCTTTTGACAGCCCCGAAACGATTCCTGCCTTGGCTGAGTCGCCTTCGCAGAAGATAATGGTGCACTGGTCCGATTTGTCAGTTCCCGCCAAATTAGCGTCCATGAGTTTCGGAATTCCGCGAAGCGTGCGCGATTTCACACCGTCCGTCTTTTTGGCGGCTTTGGTGTCCTTCACTTCCGTCAAAGCGCACGCGGCATCAATCACACCCATCTTTGCGATTTTTTCGATGAAATCGTCACTCACGGTGCACGATGAACCGAATGCGGCGACATTCGTGCCAAGCTCGTCCTTGGTTTGGCTGGAGAATGACGGGTTCTCGATATCGCAACGCAGAAACAGCATGAGCTGTTCCTTGATGGTGTTGGGTTTCACATCAATCTTCTTTTTCTTCTTGATGAGCGCTGCCAGTTTTCGCACGATTTGGCCGAGAATGTATTCCACATGTTTCCCGCCTTTGGGCGTGTAAATGCCGTTGACAAATGAAACGTGCGCGAACTCGTCGGTTGGTGTCAAACACACCACATACTCCCAACGCGCATCTGGCGATTCGTATGCGCGTTTTGCCTCGCCTTTTCCGCCAATGTAGAGGTCTACGTATTGCTGAAAATGCTTCACTGGAACGGTTTCACCGTTGTATTTCACGCGGATGCTGCGGTCCGTTACTGCTGCGATATCGAACACACGCTTCATGAACAGCGACATCATGTCGGCAGTTGGAACATTGCTGGAAAGTCCGAACCGAATGTAGTCGGGGCGGAAGCTGATTTTGGTGTAGGGTTTTGCCTTGGAGCATTTGGTTATTTTTGGGGGTGAAATGACAGTGAGATTAGAGTGGAATTCTTGGTAGTATTTAAGACCGCGCACATGGTCGACTGTTTCAACAGCTCCCCACGTTGACCAGATGAACACCAACTTTACACCAAACCCGTTCTTCCCGCCGACAATCTTTTCTTTTTTTGATTCGTCATAGTTGGTTGAAGTGCGCAGGTGGCCGAAAATCATCTCGGGAATCCACATGTCATGTTCGGGATGTTTGGCAACTGCAACGCCGTCTCCGTCATTTGTCATGCAGATTGTGCCGTCGGTTGCGGAACACGTGATGTCCAAATACGTTACCGGGAGCGCATCTGCATTTCCATCTGCGATGGCGTGTGCCTGGCGAATTGCGTGGTCGCGCATGTTAACAAGCCCTTCGTCAAATAGCTTGTATAAACCTGGAATAAATGTTATTGGGCGGCGCACCATTGTCACGGCTGCCAGTTGGGACGAATCCTTTTCTTTTTCTTTTTCTTTTTCTTTGTCAGACGTTACTACTGCGATAAAATCAGTAGCATCTGTTGGATTGATGGGTCCGATATATGTATCGGGACGTTTCAATACGTGTTCCAGATCTGTAAGTTTTTGGTATTTTGAAAGTGAGTCAGACGATGATGCCGATGATGCCGATGATGCCGATGATGCCATTGTTTTAATTGCAGATACGCGTGCTATCCAAATAATATATTATGATTCTCATTCAATTTTTATATTATTTGAAAAAAAATGTTAGTTGTTAGTATCACACTCACATTATAAAATACTTACTGTATACCAGAATCATTTCCGCCCTTTATCTTGAATACATCCATAGAACGAGTGCAAACATCGCCGCACGGATGAGATTTCCGACGATAAGGTCAAGGTTATCAATTTCCCGCAATTGCATGTGGCCTGTGACTGCAACTGGGTCTATGGATACGGCTTCAATTGGATTCAACGCCGGTGCGACATATGTCAATATCGGCGCAGTTGCTGGTGTTGCCTGTGTTGCCTGTGTTGCCGCCGGCATCGGTGCTTGCTGCCAGATTGGCTGAAAACTGGGTGACTGGAATGGTGAGCGAATCCGAGACGAGCGCGATGCTGATATTTGGTGGTTTGGGTTGGGAGTGATTTGGATTGGAAGAGTGGAAGGAGTGACTTGGATTGGAAGAGTGGAAGGAGTGGCTTGGATTGGAGTGACTTGGATTGGAGTGATTGTGGCAAGTAACTCGTCAATGTCGAGATTCGCATTTCCTACAGTCAATTCGGGTTCAGACTCGTCACCATCGTCGTCACCATCACCATCGCTTTCTTCACCATCGTCATTGTCACTTCCGTCTTCATCTTCTTCGTCATCTTCGTCTTCGTCTTCGTCGTCGTCAATTCCATTGTATTCATACGCATTCCAGGATGAATGGTATGTGTCATCGCTCGTGCCCTGCCATCCCGCCATACTGTGAGCGGCCCCGAACGAAAGTTCGCGCACAAGTGAAAGAATCATCGCAGCTCGCCCTTCGGCGTCCTGAAAAGCTCCAATCACGGCAATTCTGCGGGCCAAATCAATGCTCGTTTCCTCCTCGCGAATAATGTTAGCAACAATGGTCGCGGTCAATGGTTCAATTGCTGGTGCGCGGGCGGGCTCGATTTCGGCGCGGCAGTTGGGGCACGTATTGCGAAGAGCAAGATGTTTCAAGAGGCATGATGTGCAGAACATGTGACCGCATTCGGTGATTGTGACATTTTTCTTTTCTGTTTGGTCGAGGCAAATAGAGCATTTGAGGTCGGCTTCGTCTTCGGCGGCGGCGGCGGCGGCATCGGGTCCAGTTTGAGTTCCAAATTCTGTAAAAGTTTTTGCTGGAAACAATCTACGTCTAACGGATTCCTTATCCTTTGACGAGATTGTTGGAGTTGCATTGCTGGGAACGGATGTCGATGAAATCGTTGGCATATAAATATTGATTGGAGGTCAAGCGTGCTATCCTTATAATTCGTCAGGATTTTAAATCAATTTTTTTTGCTAATTGTCAAAATACGGACTGTCGCTAATCGTCATACCGCAGTAATTTTTAGGGGACTTTTTATAATCTACCGGCGTGTAAATCTTAAGATCGCTGGCTTCCTTAATTAAAAACCGGAAATTGTCCCAGAATTCGTCCTTATGACCGACACTTTCGGTTGCAATGTGACTCAATTCGTGAAGTGCCACAAATGTCAGCGTGTTCTCGTCTATAAGTTTACTACCTTTTTTAGTAGTATTCAAACAAAATGCAAGCTTCTCTCCTTTATTCTCGCTGTATGCCGTGAATTCGCTGGTTGGCAGCGTTTCTGATACTTTTTCAGGTTTGAAACGCGTCACCAGACGTTTAACGTTAGGTCGGTCTGGATATTTTTCCCCTAAAACGGAAACAATTTTTTTCATTTTCTGGGTAATTTTTGCAAGCATGTCAGCCGACTCCTCCAAACGCGCCCGTTCGCGGACGCAATACTTATTTCCGTCAACACCGGATATAATGCATTTCAGGTTGAATGTGTCCGATTCTTGATACAGTTTCAGACAGACAACCACTATAAAAAATATAATGATGTATCCCAATATGTCAATCTTCATAATGATGATAATGTGGGACTATACTCAATCAATAATAATATACTATAATACTATAATATTATTATTTATTTTAGATGTTCGGTTTAAAATGGTTACTGGGGACCGCAACCAATTTCAAGAGGAGTTCGCATGAGGTCTGGTGCAAAGGTGCTGTTGTTCCAAGGCCCGATGTTCAGCTGGGGATTGGGAGGCTCGGACCGAAGTTGCAAGTTAGGATTCTTCATGGTATTGCCGATGGTGTCAATACCCGCTAAAAATCCGGCGCTAAGGAGACTCTGGTTCATGAGGTCGCCGCTTCCTGAAGGGTTCAATTGAGCCCACTGACTGTTGGGGTCCTTGGGAAGCATGTTCATATTTGGAAGCAAGTCGCCCGGAGCGGCTACGGCCTGTTTGGTGGTGCTTGGAGCGGATACGGCGGGACCCTGGATGCCGCTAATGTCTTCATACTCGTTGCCCTGCATACCGCTGGACGGCTGGTATCCGGAATTGGCGTTGGCACTGGCGCTGGCAGAAGTGGCGGCGGGGGACAGAGCGTGCGAAGGACCGAACTTCTCTGGGAAAAAGTTTTTATCGGTGGAATATTGGTAAATTGCCCATATGAGCACAATAGCGCCTAAAATTGCGATCAGGTGGTGTTGCCTAAAATTTCTCTGTAAATCACGAACGATTGCAGAATTCATTGTATAAACGGTTGTTATAGAATAGTTGTTTGTTTTATTATTCTTATATATAAAATAAATATGATAAAAATATTTTATTTTTATTTATTTTATAATTTAATTATCTGAATGCCGAATGTATATGTATATCCGAAATCCAATCATATTTCGCGGTTTCTAAGTATTTCTAAATAAACCTCGCAATTTTGAATGGAATGAATGGCCTTCCGCCCATCCAGAATTGCCATTGTTCATCCGAGAGCATCGTAGTCCGATACTGATAAGTCAATTGAATCTCCGGAAATGTTAATTGGTGGTCGTTTTTTTAGTTCATTTCCATTGCCATCGTCGTAATCAGCTTCATCATCGTCTCTATTAGAACCGGAAACAGAACCGAAATCGTTCTTGTTATCGTTATCACCGTGATTACGTTCGGCACGTTCGGCATCGCTATCGCTGCTGCCATCGCTTCCATCGGTATCCGTCGTGCTGTCGCTACCATCGTCGTTACTATCATCGTCACTGTCACCATCCACCAGTTGCAAGTTGTATGTATTTTTAATATTCTTTGCGTCTAAATATGCGGCGATAGATAGTTGTTTGGCTTCACGAGCACGCTGTCTCGCCGCCTTATATAATGCATAATATACTTCTAAAGGGTCTTTTATTTTTATACTGGATGCATTATTATCCACGAGAATGTCGTCTACACTGCGTATATCGGGTGCAGGCATCATTTGGTTGGTAGTATCGGCCGCATTTGCGGTGACGTGTTTATCCGGATTCGGAATGAGAGACTGCTTTGCATTATTTGCAGTTGCAGATGCAGTTGCAGTTGCAGTTGCAGTTATAGCAGAGAATCCAATATCCTTCTTAATAATACATGTCTGAAATACCGGCTTCAGCAATATAACTGCAATCTGCTTTGATGCCAGTTCAAGCTGGAAACTGTTGGAAGTAAAGCGTATACCTAAAACTTCCACAATCGATATGATATTATGGGTTGCATTTATATATTCGACTTGAACCGAATTTTCGGATTCATCAAATACGGTGCAGTTGAATTGATTTGTTCTCGCTTTGCCTGGCAGCACGTTTATACGTATAGAAAACTGTTTGCCCCCTTTAAATGGCTTGACTGTAGATGTAAACAGGTTGCGAATATCATCTTCAGACAATGGGTCTCTAAACCAGACTTTACCGTGTTCATGAAGCGACCGTATGATACGGTCTTCAAGACATTCAACCCATTCCAGGAATGCAGCATTTTCTGCAGCAGTTTGGCTTGATTCCGCATTGGGGTTGAGAATAATATCATAGTACGCTTTTCGACCGTTAATAACCATACCTTGACGCGTTTCGCACGTTGGAGTTTGAACGTATAGCGCCTCATCGCCGTGCAGTAATTTGGTGAAATGTGCGACACCCCCTTGAACCACCGTGGGCGTAGTTAGTGTTATTTTATCAAAGTCGAATGGAGTTCCGAGCGTATGTATTCGTTGGGAGTCTGTCATTGGGGAATATATACGATGTTACGATACAATCAATCAAACAATGCGTTGTGTTATAAATAAAGGATAAAAAATACATTTAACTTCTTTTTACTTTTTTATTTTTATTCATTTGATTTAGGTTTAGGTTTAGGACGAGCTTGGATTTTTTAATATTTTTAATATTTTAATCTATATTATAATTATACACCAACTTTATCATCAACAATAAACCATGTCGTCGTCAACACTTAATGCAGCTGCTTATGACAAAACTTTGAATGCTCTTGGCGGTGGAGGCAGTCGCCGCCGCCACCACCGCAATAAACGCAGCAGGCAGCATCACCGCCGCCAATCTCGTTTGCGCAATAAGAGTCAAAATCAAAATCAGAATCAGAATGGCGGTTTTTTTCCAGGGCTCGGTGGAATAGTTCAGCAAGCGCTCGTTCCGTTCGGTCTCTATGCTATGCAGCACTCCTTAAAAAATAAAAAGTCTTCTGGGAAACAGTCCTTTATGAATAAAACCATAACACCCACTTCATTTAGGCGCAGTTTCACTCGCAGAAGGTAGGTAGTGTGGTAGGTAGTAATTAGAAATTAATTATTTCATTTAAATTTAAATTAAAATAATTAATTATTACTAAATAAAACAACATAATTAATATTATTAATTAATTATTATTAATTAATTAGTAATATTAAGTATCGATTAATTAGTAATCAAATAGAATAATAGAATAAATACATAAACAAATAGATCTGAATATAAAGTAGCAAATCTTAAAACAACAACGTAACGATTATGTTTGAATCTCACGAGCTTGTTTATACGCACGACCCCAAAACGGGTCAGTACAGTGGAGGTGGTTACGCGTTAAAATCCGAGCTACTTAGCGGAGGAGCGCCTGCACTAATCGCAGTATCTGGTGGCGGAAGAAAAAATCGTCGCCGAAATAGTGAAAGCAGAAATGATTTGGGGTCAGGGTCGGGGTCAGGGTCAGGGTCAGGGTCGGATTCGGATTCTAATAGCGGCAACAAACTTAAACCGAAAGTTTCTTCACTCATAACTAATAACCGTGCATCTATTGTGATACCGGCCGGACTATTTCTTATTCATGGTCCTGCGTGCAATAACAACATGGCTGTCAGTAACGACAATAACAGTGACAATGAAGATTCCGCATTTACCACCAACGCGAAATTACGGTCATTTCTATACAATTCCGAGAGTGACGCGGATGATACAATGAGTGATAGCGGGGATGAAGAACGCGGCGTCGAACGTAGAGTGCGCAAAGGTAATAACGTAATTCCAGACGACCTTTATACCGCACTTTTTAAAATGCTCTCACCTAATGAGTCAGACAAAAAACGGTATTGGGTTGGTTCAGCGGTAACGCGCAGACAACCCATTCGTCAAAAACCAGAAGCAGCAGCAGCAGCAGCAGCAGCATCAGCATCCGCTAACAAAACAACTCGTAAACATAAAAAATAAAAAAATAAGTTGTTAACGAGCGAATCAATTTCGTTTAATTAATTGTAATTGCAATAATTAATTAAAAGATATGTGCGAATCATTCAATATCTAAATAAATACAATAATACGAAATGACACAACAACGAATACAAACTAAAAATTACAAAAAATACGAGGGGCGTGGCTTATCAGGGATTGCAAACTGCGGGAATACGTGCTACATGAACGCGTGTCTGAGTGTGTTATCACACACGTATGAGCTGAACGATATGCTGGACAATCACCAGCTCAGCGCCAGGCGGAATACGCTTACGCAACGCAAACCTAATTCGGTGCTGCTTAACGAATGGGACGCGCTACGGTCAATTCTGTGGAATCAAAACTGCACCGTTTCCCCGCGCGGGTTTGTTGCCGCGGTGCAGCGCGTAGCCCACGATATGAACAATGCGGAATTTCAGGGATGGGACCAAAGCGATACGTCAGAATTCTTGCTATTCATGTTCGACGCGTTTCATAACGCCTATGCACGCCCAGTGGTAATGCGCGTCGATGGTAGTGAGAAAACCCCGACCGACGTTATTGCGCGCCAATGTTACGAAATGCTTAAGGAGCGGTATTCGAAGGACTACTCTGAATGCCTGGATGTGTTTTATGGCATTCAACTGTCGGTTATTTCTGAACCAAATACGAACGATGCATTAAGTGCCAAGCCAGAACCATTTTCCGTTATCAATTTGACAATCCCAACTGTGACGAAAAAAACTGGTGCTGGTGCTGGTGCTGGTGCTGGTGAAAATAATAGTATCACCCTTTACGATTGTTTCGATGCCTTTTGTGAACACGAAAGAATTGACGGTGAAAATGCGTGGTTTAATTCCAAGACGAACCAGAAACAGGCGGTTGATAAATACATCGGTTTCTGGAGCTTGCCTGAAATTATGGTGATTAATTTGAAACGGTTCGTGCCGACAGCGCGATATGGTGCGTTCAAGAAAAATGGGTCGCATATCAGTATCCCGCTGGACGGCGTGTGCTTTTCGAAATATGTGTGCGGTTATAACCCCGAAAAATACGTTTACGACCTGTATGGCGTGTGCAACCACCACGGTTCCATCGGTGGCGGACACTATACCGCGACAGTGCGTGTGGCGGACGGTAGGTGGTTTATTTTTGATGACTCGCGTGTGAGCGAGGCAACAAATCTGTCGCATTTAGATGGCAGCGCACCATATTGTTTATTTTACAGGAGAAGGCAACTTCGTTGATGTGTGTGATGGTTATTAACCTAACTAACTAACTAATTACCTCGATTTCCTGTTTCCATAGCACGCACCTGCAATTGCTACACCAAAAATAGCACCAATCACTTCCAGGACCATAATATATATAATATGATATTATGATAATGATATGAAATGAATGAAATGAAATGATAAAGTGTGATTTAATTAATTTAATTTATGTTATTATATATAATTATATATAATAATAATAACATCTAAAATATATAAAATCGTAATTTAATTTAGAAGTCAAAATAAAAAGTTAAAATGAATATCAATTACAATCCTACGACCAGTGTGGAAAACCCCACTTTTGGCATTGTGGGTTCGAATAAGGGTAATCCTACAATTGTGATATTTCTTTTTGTGATTATCGTTGTGTTCTATTTACTTTTTTCGTCTTTAGGCGGTGGACTTGGTGGTGGAGATTCCGGGTCATCGGGATCCGGGTCTGCCGCGGGTGGAATATTTAACGTATTTTCATCTGGATCTTCCGCCGCGCAACCGGGTTCACCTTCGTCTATGAATCCGAGGCTAACGCGGCTGTTTGAAATTCTCATATGGTCCGTGTTCATCGTCCTCATCTTCGTGAACGGAATGCAATACTTGTTCAATATTAACTTGACTGCCGAGGTGCGGAACCTGTTTTCTGCCAATCCTGAAATCGACATTTCGGTAGAGCAGCCTGACGGTAATCCCGCCATGCCCGTGCTCAAAATGCAGAAACAGGTGTTCAATATCCCGGGCAATTTCTATAATTACGAGGACGCCAAGGCCATCTGCGACGCCTACGGCGCGCGTCTTGCATCCTATTCTGAAATGGAGGAAGCGTATAATAAAGGCGCCGAGTGGTGCTCCTACGGATGGTCGGACAATCAGATGGCGCTGTTTCCCACGCAGAAGGATACATGGCGAAAGTTGCAGAAGGTAAAGGGACATGAACACGATTGTGGACGCCCGGGGGTGAATGGTGGATACATTGAAAAAGCGGACTCGAAATACGGTGTGAATTGCTACGGAAATAAGCCGCCGATGACTGCCGATGCTGCGAAATTGATGCAGCAAACACCGATTTATCCTAAGAACATGAACGATATTAAACACCAGGAGCGCGTGGACCATTGGCGAAACAAGATTTCTGAAATTCTGGTGTCGCCGTTCAATCACGAGGCGTGGAGTTTAATGTAAATTAAAATTAAAATTAAAATTATGTAATTAATTAAATAATTAATTGCATACTTAACTGATACGTTTTTAGCGCCGCTTGCTTCTTCCATGTGCACTCCTTGACCGGTTTCGGTTTCGACTTCGACTTCTTCTACTTTGACGCGGTTTTTTCATTCCACCACCTGATGCTGCTATTGGTTTTAATGCATCTTTAATAGTATTTATTTGTGTTATACAATCCTTTGCATATGGATATTTTAATGTTCCGTCTTCAAATTTTTCATTGGCTAATCGGTTTAAAACATCAATTACTTTATCGGCAAATTCAGTTACATCACCTACTTGTAAGTTTTGATTATTTAAATTAAAATCGTTTATAACAGTTTTCATATTTGTTTCAGTTTGTAAACTTCCA